TGTTGAGCCTGACTCTTGAACATCAAACCTTGCTCCAGGTGTAGTCGTGCCGACACCAACTAAACCTGCGGCATCAATAACAAAAGGAGTTGAATCTGTACTGGCAGAGTCCTCGACAAGAAACGAGTTTCCAGTACCAGTATTAGTAATACGCACGGCAGTACCAGTAGTTGCTTGAACATCTAGCGAAGTCAAAGCCCCAAGACCCGTGATCCCGGTGTATGCGCCAGTCATACGAGCTGACGGCACAGTCCCTGAGGACAAGTTGGTTGCGTTAAGAGATGTTAAGTTTGCACCCGATACTGCACCAAACAAACCCGACCAGGTGCCACTCGTAATAGTGCCAACAGTTGTCAACGACGATGTCACAATAGTGGCTGGCAGGGTCGTGCCAGTTAACAACGATGCAGGGATAGAGCCCGATACGAGAGTACCAACACCTGTGATGCCTGAATATGCGCCTGTCATACGAGCTGATGGCACAGTTCCCGATGTGAGGTTGCTGGCGTTCAAGTTTAGGAACGACGTGTCAATTGTCGTCGAGTACAACTCCAGTTCCCGGTCACGGTTCTCGACAAGGTCACGGGCATCAACTTCCCAACTTGAAACGTCCGACCCACGAAACGTGAAGTTAAACGGCATCAGTCTTCACAGTTCAGGATCACACGCTGAATAGTTGCGTTAGTGAACGTCAAATATGGTTGAATACCAAAACCTTTTGACGCATTGTTAATGCGGTAATTTTGTGTGATTGAAGCATTGTTGCTGTTTGCAGTTCCGACAGACAACGGTTCAGATGCTTCGATTGAAACACTTCCGTTATACGAGCTGTATAAGTCAACTATCCCGGTGGGTGTTATGCCGACAGTAATGGCTGGTGTGTAACTTGTGCGGGCATAAAATTGGACGAACGCTTCTTTTACCGTGAACGGTTTGGAGTGCCAGTATTCAGACAATTTAACTGTTCCTGTGGGGGCCGTCACGCCTGGTCGAGATGTAATAAAACCTGTATCAACATTTTCTATGTCGGGTGTGTTGTGTATATATCGAGTTAGAACCAAACCTGGGTCAGACGCACTAAACGGTGAATCTGTTGATATTGATGCGACAACACAAAATTCATCAAAGGCTTGAGTCCCAGGGTTGCCAATTTTTTGTTGGTTGCTTGCGTCAATGGTGGTGTAATTATTTCTTGAACTATAAAACCTTGCCCATACTCCTGGTGTTGTTTCTATGTAAAAATATCCGTTTGATAATTGCAACGCCAATCGACTACTGTTGGCAACATTCAAATGGGATATTGTGTGTCCTGTAGCTTTTTTGGATACTTCAATAGTGTCACTATTAAGAATTTGGTAGGCAGTTTGCACAGTTGACCCAGTCAAAGCATGGATTCTTCCGCTGAACAAACTAAAATTTCCGGAGCCTGCGTCGTCAATAAAATATGCGTTTCGATTAACAACAACTGCTCTTTTCATTCCTAAACTTGTGTTCAATCCAGGTACGATTAGTTGAATTGTTACCGATGAACCAAGTACACCTACGACGCTATATACGCCCTCATCGGTAAATACAAGTAAATCGTTTGTTCTAACAACTACGTTTTTAATCGTGCTGTTAAATTCGTAGTATTGGCTGGCAGACCATGTGGTCATGTCTGTATTTGAATAATACAAAAATTTTGTTGACGAATAAGATATAAGTCTGTAGCCGTACAACATCACGTTTGTTGAATCAGAAAGCGCACTAGAAACCAATGTGACCGTATTAGTAACAAGACTAAATTTGTAAATTTTTCCTAAATGTCCAAAATAAAAATCAGCAAATGAACTGGCGGGGGCTTGGGCGTAAGCAACTTTACCTGCCACCAATAAATCTAATCCTAGATATGTAAGAGGATAAGCAGTTGGCGTATTTGGGGCAGTTGTTCCATCGTCATTATCGTCGTGAACAGTTAATGTTGCTGAGTTGGGTGATGTCAACCAACGAGTAAAAACATAAGATTTATTACCAAGTATCCAATGGTCGGCAATAGTTGCTCCTGTTGAAGTGACACCTTTTTGGTATCTAGATAATTCAAGCGGTTCCGATGGCATAAGTTTTCCGTCGGGTGTAGAAACAACATTTTTGCCTGTCCAAGTGTTTTTAGGCAAGTTGTTTGACCTGTTGCCCATGTACTGGCCGCCTGAGAAGTCGTCATAAGTAATTTGGAATGATCCCATGACCTAACTCCAGGATGCGTAGGTTAGGTTGCGATTGTATTTGATTCGACGTTGTACGGTCGCTCGATTGTCGTCGTTCATTGATTTCAAGAAATTCCCGTACTCCTGGAGATATAAGGATGCGCGCTGTTCGTCTTGGCGACGGGCCGCACAAAGGTGGCTGGCGTAGGCAACGATGCACTTGTGGTAGACAACAGGCATGATGGGTGACTTAGTATCGGGCGATACTTGTGTTGAGAGGGCTGGTTCGTTGCGGAAATAATATAATGTGCCTGTGGTGACCGTTGATGGTATTGGCGCAATTTTGACGTTTGTTCCGTAGATCGTGTATGCGTACGCACAACCGTCAGAGTTTGGGTCAAGAAACGCTTCAAGTGTGATGTATTGGACGGGCGAATCGTTGATGACTAACTGTTGGGCGCGCATGAAGTCTGCTGGTATAGCGTCGTCGCCGTTAACAATGTCAAACGATAGTGATGCTGTGGTTGCTAGCCACCACCATTCGCGCTCCATGCTGACACGATTAAGCGCATCATCAATACAAGTGTTGACATACGCATTAGTGATGAGTCCGTCGAGACTCGCGCCTGCACCGTCTGAGCGGATTGCTAGTCGATCTTTGACAGCGTTACGAAGGTCAAGCAGGTTCATGTTTACTTGCCTTTCTCGTTCATGCTGATGCTGCGCTTATTAGATCCACCCAAGTGGCCGACATCCTTAATCAACGCCCAATGCAACTTGTCTGCTAATTCTAGTCGCTTTTCTTTCTCCTCTGTTTCGTGAGCAGCCAGGAGAGCTTTGTTCTTTTTGAGCAGGTCTTCGTGGAGTGCTTTACCTTTTTGCCAGTCACCCTCAATTAGTTTTACAATCAGGTTGTGGTCGGCACGATGGTGTGAGCAGGCGACATACGGTATTCCTAGAGCGTCGACCATCCACACTTCAAATCGTCCAATGATCGGGTTGAACATGAGTGATGCGCTGGGGTCGCCTCGCCAGCCCGACTCGTCACCCTTTTGGATGCGGGTCGCAATGTCGTATACGTCAAAGGCGACTTCAGCCATTTGGCTACCGCCTTCTACTTCTCCCATGAGGTTTGCTGCGCGAATCATGGCAACACTATATACCTGTGTTAGTCATGCAGGGTAAAGTTAATTGTGCCAGTACCAGCAGAAATAACGCTGATGACAGCACCCGTGCCAGGCCAACCTAGTTCTATTGCCATTGATGCGTTTTGTAAAGCAAAGTTGTTGTCTCCAGCAACCGTGGCTACTGTCGGCGTTGACCCTGTTGGTACAGCGGTAAAATAAGCGGCTGTCGTTGAAGTTTGTGTTGCTCGCAAGAATGTGCCACTCCCGGTCAAAGTGACTGTGTCAACGGTGCTGGCAACAAGTGTGATCGTTTTGGCTGTAGATGCGGAATAGGCGGCCATATTGAACCTTTCGTGGTGATGTTGAAATTATAGACGAAAAAGCCAGCCACCGTCGATAGTGGCTGGCTCGTTCGTTTGTTAAGGGTTTTGGTTTATGCGCCGATAGCCAGGAAACGTACTGTCGTTGCTGACATATCGGTGGTGCTTGGCACTTCAATGAATGCGCTAGTTGCTGCGGTCTGACGGTACAACAACACTTTAGGTGTCGTCAATGAACCATCCCACGTTGGCAAATAGCCGATTCCAGCGGTCACAACGAGGTAGTCAAGTCGTGAAAGACCTAACTGCGCCAAAGTAACTGCTTCGCCACCTGTCGCGTACGAACTGTCAAAAGTGATAACACCATAGACTTCTTTACGCGAGCCAGGTACTTCAGGGCCAGTTGTGATACTGACTGAAGCTGCCATCAGATACTCACCTCGGTGATGTCCTTGATGACGAAGTGGGCGTTGCGCTGCTTGCAAGCAAGTTCGCCGTAGGCGTACAAAGTTGCTTCGTAGGCATCCACGTCAGGCTTACGGTTCATTACTGCACCGTCCAAGTCCATGAACTGGAATCCGTCGCCAACCTGGTGGTAGACAAGGACGTCAGGGTTGATGCCGTACAGGCGGTTGTTCGGGCAGTCGAAGTCTGCGTACAAAGCGGTGGGGGCTTCATCACCCTTACCGCTTACAGACGGGCTGTAGAACTGGATACCTGCGTAGCCACCCTTCAACGAGGTCTGCTCCATGTTGCGCTTCAATGAGAGCAACAAGTTGGAGATAGCCAAGTTGACACCTTCAGCCGAAACCAACAATGAAGGCTTCTTACCTGAGTTTGTCAGGGTCTTCATGATGGAACCAGTAATGAGGGTTTCGGTGATGGAACGGTTGGTACCGCCGTTGCTGTTCACATAAGCCTTCCACTTCGGCTGTTACGAAGGGTTGATTGTGTGAAGGACTGCGGTGTCGTCAACGATGGTCTGAAGACCCGTCAATTCGATCTGTCCGTCGCCAGGCGCACCTGTGTTGCTGG